AGCGGCCGCAAGTTTAATCACATACCTAAGCATGGAAAATGGCCTAGGCAGAACTATTGCACAGGTTAGTGCAGTAATGACAACACTTGGCGAAATTGCCGCAAGTGTGGCAAGATACTTCAAAAACCAATTAGGCAAAGTTTTAGATTTCTTAACAGGTGTGTTTGATAGATTTATTGATAGTGTTATTAGTGGTTATAATTCTATTGCTAGATTTATACCATTCTTAGACGAAGTAGAAACTAGTGGAGCCAAAGTAAGAGAAAGTATTAAGAGTCTTGCTGTTGAAGGTTTTGAAGTAGTTAAAACAGCAGTGGGTGATACTGCTGATGCAATAGTTGAATATGTAAACACCAACGAACTTGCAAGTGGTGCAATGGCAGAAGCCAAAGCAATGCTAGAGTCGTTGACCAACAGTTGGAACGAAGCAGGAATTACATATGATGAGGCTAGTGTAGCACAAAGAAAACAATATGACGAATCACTTGCTACTGCAAAAGCATTACAAGCACAAAAAGATAAAGTTTTAGAATTAGCACAAGCACAAAGCAAAGCCGCTGAATCATCTAGAGAATTAGAATCACAGTTTATTAAACAAGCTGAGGCAATGATCAAAGCAAGTTCAAATCTTAGTGACGCAATGGTTGCCAAAGAAGTTGAAAATTTAAACAAGGTTGCACAAACTGCAATTCAAATTCAAAAGAATAATTTAGCAGATAAGAAATTAACTGAAGAAGAATTTGCACAGAGTAAACTTGCTATTGAACAACAGCTACAAGAAGAAATAACAAAATTACAAGAAACTTCACTTAAACGTCAAGACGAAATGTATATGGCAAGTCTTGAAAAACGCCTAGCTCAAGGTCAAAGTGCTATTGCAACTGAGATGAGTGCTAAGGATAAAGAGTTCCTAGCAAGAAAAGGTGCTGAAGAAAAAACTGCAGAAATTACAAAAAATAGAATTGACTTTGAAAAGAAATCAGAATTAGAAAAAACACAGTTTGGTATTGGTCAAGCTAAAAACTTCTTTAGTGCATTAGGGCAACAGAATAAAAAGTTTTTTGCGGCACAGAAAGCATTTGCTATTGCAGAAGCAATCATTAACACATACCAAGGTGCAACCAAAGCACTAGCGACATATCCACCACCGTTTAACTTTATTGCGGCGGCGGCAACTGTGGCGGCAGGTTTTGCTCAAGTATCAGCAATCAGAGCACAAACAGCACAACGAGGTGGAACAATTATTGGCGGACAACCTGCAGTAGTAGGAGAAGATGGCGCTGAACTTATTGTTCCTAAACAAAGTTCAACAGTAATACCAAGAGAAGTAGCAGAGGCGGTTGAGGGCTTAGGCGGCGGTAATGGTGGTAGTGTAAATGTTAATTTTAACATTACCACCGTTGACGCAAGAGACTTTGATCAACTGTTAGTTGAAAGAAGAGGAACTATTGTTGGCATTATTAATAATGCTATGAATCAACGTGGCAAAAATGGAGTTACGGCGTAATGGCATACATAGGATACTTTCCTGTAAGTTTAGGATTTACAGGAGTTAATTTTAAACAACAAACAACAACCAAAAAAACTGTTACTGCAAGTGGTAGAACTGTTAGAGCAACCAATGCAACAACACTATGGCAAGGAACACTAAGTTTCCCTTCAACAACACCTGCAGAATTTAAAGCAATTCAGGCATTTGTTGCAAGATGTCAAGGTGGCTTAAATGAATTTGATATTATTATGCCAACTGTTAGTGATACTGTAAGTGGTTATCCAAGTCAAGTTACTTTTCCAAGTGCAGACGCGGCGGCTGGTGCAAACACAATCACAGTAACATCAGATGAAACAAGTGCAACAATTTTAAAAGCAGGTGATCTAATTCGCTTTCATAACCATGCAAAAGTATACATGGTTGAATCAGATGTAGCAACAGATGGTGCAGGTGCGGCAACAATTAATTTTCAACCAAGTTTAGTTACAGCAGTTGACAGTGATAGTGCAGGTGAACCTATTATTGTAAACCAAGTTCCGTTTAGAATGATCATTTCAACGGACTTACAAGAGTATGGTTATAATAACCAAGGTTTTGTAAATTTTGAAATAGATGTTCAGGAAGTATACTAATGGCAAGACTAACAGGGTCAAATACCAATAATGCGTTAGCAAGAAATGCTGTCGTCAGTTATCTATTATTAGATATCAATGGCACTTACTATACAGACGCACCCTATGACATTGTTTACAACGGCAACACATACCTTGCACAAGGTATTTTTTTAAGTATTACCACTGCTAATGAAACCAGTGACCTAACTATCACAAGTATTACAATCAATCTCAGTGCTTTAGACTCATCTACAGTTTCAACATTTGCTGTAAGCACTATTATCAACACAGATGTTGTAGTGCATAGAGCACTTGTAGATCAAACAGACAATAGTGTAATTGATGACAGCACAGGTGATGGACCTATACTAATTTTCCAAGGTAGAGTTAGTGGCTACCAAATTTCAGACAGTGACACAACTGCAGGTTTGGCACTACAAGTTGACAGTTTATTTTCAAACTTTGAAAAAGTTACTTGTCGCAGAACAAACCTACAAAACTTTCAAAGAGAATTTCCAACAGACTTTAGTATGGAATATTCACATGAAGCACTAACCGATGTGAGGTGGGGCAAAGTATAAGATGATTAGATTTTTTGAACCTTCAGATATTAACGGATTGGTTAGACTAGCAAGATACCACAGCAAAGAATTAGAACAAGATGGTGTGTTGCCAATTGATGATGTTTATTTGACACGCAACCTAAGAAAAATGTTAATGGATTCAAGTGTGCAATGTATAGTAGTAGAAAAAAATGATGAGATCATTGGCTATGCTATTTTTTACCTACACACTAAATTATGGAACCCAACACTATTTGGACAACTTGCATTCTTTTATATTTTAGAAGGCGAAAGAAACAAATACATTGCAGATCAATTATGGAGTGAAATAATTGCTGTATGCAAAAAGAATGGAGCACAGTTTTTTGAAAGCGACATTTGTGCATTTAACAATGAGTGGCAAGGCAGTGAAAATGCTATAAACAGAGCCTCAACATATTTTGAACACAAAAACGGTGACCACTGTGGTAACCATTACATACATAGGATATCAGCATAATGGGTGGCGTAATTAAAAAAATTGGTGAGTTTATAGGAAACATTGTAGAAAGTATTGTTGAATTTGTAGGCGATATTTTTAGTTTCATATTAGCACCATTTGGTATGCCAGATATGCCAGATCAGCCACAAGCGGATCAAGCGGCACAAGGTGTTACAATTAACAAACAAGGAACCAACCAAGCTATTCCTGTTATCTATGGATACAGAAGATCAGGCGGTATTATTATTCACGCAGAAACAGGATCAACCAACAATCAATATCTTTGGGTTGTATGGGCAATCGCTGAAGGAGAAATCCAAGGCATCAAAAGAATTTTAGTTGATGACATTGAAATACCTTTACCAAATGAATATTCTACTTTTAAAGCTGGTGGCTTTTATGCTGATGGTTTAAGATATGATGTTCCTAAGGATAGATTCAAAGGCAGAATGTTATTTCAATGTTTTTACGGAGGATCTAACAACACAGCAACACCTAGTGTTATGTCAGATGCACCATTGTGGCCTCAGAAAAACAGAACAATGCCTGGAGTTGCTTATGTAGCCGCAAGGTTTGAATGGAAAGAAATTAAAACACAAGAAGACGCAAACAACAATCCTTTCAAAGGCGGTATTCCTAAATTGCAGTTTGACCTTTGTGGTAAATTGATTTACAATGCAAGATCAGCACCTGTGGTAGGTGCATTAGACTTGCCTAATGATTATGATAATTTACCCAAGGCTTATAACACAAACCCTGCAAACTGTTTGCTAGACTATCTCATGTCGCCACGCCATGGTGCAGGTATTCCTAAAGAACAAATTAACGCACACAGTTTTTACATTGCGGCAACCAAATATGATCAAACAGTAACTTATAATAACAAGTATGTTGGTAAGGC